TTATGAGTTAATTATAGCATATTTTGTAAATATAATACTATTAAATTTTCAGAGATTACTTTTATAAATTACTTTTCTAATTTTGCAAGTATTTCTCTAACTTCTTCTCTATATCTTGCTGGTACTTGCTCTATTGTTTTAAGTCCTCTTTGTACCATAGCTACATACATATCTACCATTTTACTCACGCTCCTTTCTAAAGACATAGTTTGTGGTATCATTTCTAAGATGGGTTCTAACATTGTATATACTTCATCTGTAGCCATCATTGTTGTATCTATTAATATGTCTTGAGTATTATTTACTTCTTTAATTTCTTCATTTTCTAAACTTAATGTGATAACTTCCTCATTTAAAGCTACATTCTTAGCACCTAAACTTTGTATAGCTTTACCACCGTCTAAAGGTGCTTTAGCTTTTATAGTTCCATCTAATCCACCAGTTACAAACAAGTGAGTTAAATCCTTGTAAGTTGGTTGCTTTATTTCTTCTAATATAGTTGTTTCTATTAATTGTGGAGTATCTAATTCATATATCACATAAAGATCTTTTACCCATGCTTTTATACCTTCTAAATCAGACGTAGAAAGCCTATTCTTAGCCACTTTAAAAGCTATTCTACTTGGATGTAAAGAAATCCACTCAAAATCTTTAGTAGTCAGAGATGAGTACTCTGTCTTTGTTAAAATTTTATTATTTAAATAATTCATACTATAACGTTTAAAATCAGAGATATATCCTTCTAAGTTAAAACCTATATAATTATCACTTGAACCCCAATTTAATGTCCAATCCTCTGAACCATTAAACGTAACCGTTTGATTTAGGTTCTTCTCAACAACATATTTACCTTTCTCATTATCCCAGAACAACCTATCAGCAACATCACCAGCTTTGCATAACTGGCAAGGTAATAAAATTGTTGTTTTATGAGTTTTAGGTGTAATTGTTAATAATTCTTCTTCATTATAAAAATTCCTACTCTCAATCTCAATCTTATACTGTTCTCTACCTTCACCATCAAGAATAGGTTGCCCGCTTTCATCTACATATAACTCACCTAGATGTTGGATATTTGATAAATCAGCTTTATGATAGGGTTCATAGGGTAATGGACTAGTACCTTTTACAATTTGATACGGTGTATTCACATCTCTAATGCTAACTTTAATGTATTTAGCATTAGAAGGTAATGTAAAATTACTAGCCGATACATCAGTAGGGTGGTTTAAATAAGATATTGTTTGCTTTCCACTTATGAAATTCTTATTTTCATCATATGCACATACAATAACTGTCCTAGAACCGTGTACATAATAACTTTCAGTTGGGTTAATTTCTATAAAATCAGTACAAATACAGTTATTGTCCACCATAGTATAACCCGAAGTCGTATCTAAATTATAATTACCTATAAAACTATGAATAATATTGACGCTATCAGTATCATCCTGCAAAGTATTACCCCATATTTCAACTTCTCTGAGATATCCTTCTTTAGTGTACTCTATAGATAAGTTTTCACCTTGAACTGTACTCCATACTACATCATCATTTGTGTGTACGAAGTCTTCTATTTTTTCACTAGACCATGTAGAAATTTTAGAAATAGTAGTATCATCTATATTAGCATTTCCTCCACCTACTCCATTTTCTTCTATAGCTTGTACTCTTTCTTCTACAGAAATTACCTTTGTGTTAATTTGTTCGTATTGCGCATTAATTTTTTCCTCAAAAGCTGTCATATCTGGTGTATCGCCTTTAGGGCCTTGAGGGCCTTGTATCCCTTGTTCTCCTTGTGGTCCTTTCTCCCCTTGTAATCCTCTTTCTCCCTGTGGACCTTGTAATCCTCTTTCACCTTGAATACCTTGCGGCCCTTGCTCCCCTGTAGCTCCTGTAAACTCTCCATTTTCAAGTTTACTTTCTAATAACAACTTAAACTCTTCTCTTTTCTGTTCTGCTGCATCTCTAACTTTTTCGGCTGCAATCATATCATCATTAAGTTTTCTAATAGCTGAATCACCGGCTATTATCCTTTTTTCATACTCATCTAAGTTAGCAAAAGCAGTAACTACATATTCATCTAACTGCTCCAACACTTCAATCTTGCTTATGCTTTGAATTATTTCTCTATCTAAGCTTGTTCCAACCTGAAAATAAAAAAGAACAGTAGAAATTCTTCCACTATCCTTTATAATTAATTGATTAGTTGTTATGCCTGGATAAGCCACTCCCTGCTCATCTACTATAATTTTAAATTTTCCATCTTCATAAATAATATCTTTAGTCTGCCTAATTCTATTATTATCAGATTTTTTTATTAATAATTCTGCTTCTATACTATCAAAAATTATAGGCTTACCATTCATCCTTAATTCTAATTCTAATTCTAAAGTATCACCAGCGTTAACTTGCCCTATACTCTTATAATTATTTTTTTGTGTATCTATAACAGCTTGTAATAATTGTGCCACTTACACCACCTCTTCAAATATTCCTTCAAAGTTTTGACCATGTTTATTCTTAACTATAAACTGTTTTCCTTGTTCCTGTAATTCAAAGAATCTGTTATATATTTCATCAGAAATTAATACATCATCAGAACTTATAACATGAATTTTTTCATGTTTGAACGTAAAATCTTTATCATTTCCACTTAAATACATAAAAATACCTCCTTAATATCCTATTGCAAACCAATAGAATTTTCTAGATGTAGTTCCTTCATGCTTACAAGTAAAGAATGTTTTATTACCTACATATGCATCTTGTAAATATGTTTGTGTAGCACCACCTGTATTATTCAACTCTTGTAACTGTACGCTTATACTAGCCTTAGGAAACTCTATCGGGAATCGAACTGTCTTCCATGAGTTTGTAACTCCTTCAACTATTCCCCATTGAATTATAAGTCCACCTGGAAGTGTTCTATAACCTGTAGTAGCTAGATTCTGAACTTGTCCTATAATCATATCCTCACTAGTTTCATAATGTAATACATCATAATCAGCTTCTGTTCCAGTAGTACCACCATTATGAAATCTTTCTCTTACTTTTTTTATAGCCATATTATCACTCCTCTCCTATCAATTCTAACCACTTAACTCCTTTAGAATTAGGAATAGTAGTTGATATAACACTTTTTGTATTTTCATAAACTGGATTGTTAATAGCTTGTTTAAAGCTATCTCCAAATTGGTTTATAGCCTCTCCAAAAGTAGGTTCTATAGTTAATATACCTTCTTCATAAATTTCCCTAATTTCTACTATTTGTATATCACTAATAACACCTATTTCATCATCTAAAATAGTTACTAAGTCTCCTAAATCCCAGTCAATTCTATAATTTTGAGTATCTATAGTAGCTTCAAAACTTTCAGTAATAGTATTTTCAGCTAATTTACTTTTACCTCTATCCGTTAAGTTAGAATCATCTTCAATATCTCTAGCATCTACAAATAACTCTTTTCTATCTAATCCACTTAAACTATCATTTATAATTACTATTTCTCTTGCAGCACCTTCTCCTTGGCCAGCTACAATTGCACAATTCTTGCACCCTGAAATATCTTTTGTATATTCTCTTTCAACTATATTATCGTATCTTTTTGAAAATATTACAGGTGGATTATCTTGTTGATTTACCGTTTTATCTACCCCTGCTAAAGTTTCAAATACAAATCTTTTATTCCTATAATCAAAATAGATGCACCACCCCAACTTACTTGTTTTAGCTATTGTTTCTAATTCATCAGATAAAACCTTATATCTACTTTCAAAAGCTATTTTATTTCCTCTACCTTTACTAGAGTTAATATATAGGTTTTCAAAGTTACGTTTAGGATCTTCTGCATTAATAGCATTAACATAAGCTATATTATAAAGAATGTCTTCAGCATAGTTATTAAAAGAATATGTACTTTTTCCAGCTGGAGGAACCGTTATTCTGCTATTAAACCAAAATCCTATTCCAAACCCCTTTATAGTTACTGTATCATCTATTATATTAATTTTAGTTATTTGACCACCTCTATAAGGATCATTATTAACTACAATATAATTGCCAGTTTGAAATAACTCTTTATCAAACTTTTCAACAACTAATTGAAAGTTAGAATAAGTGAACCATTTGCGTTCGAAAACAAAAGAAGTGAAATCCTCCACTTCTCCTATAAACTCCATATTTTTATTAAAAAATCTTATGATAATACTTGCTTCCATATAGCACCTTCTATCGCATCACTTGGAACTGTAGATTGAATATATATATTTCTCCACCCTTCCCCTTGTTGTTGCTCAAACCATGTATCAAATCTACTATTAAACCCTGTCATCATAGCATTAAACTCTGTTAAATTTTTAGGTCTAATAGCTCCACATAAATTTTCATTATATCTTTCATCTGTTACTGTAGTTATTCCATTTGCAGCACTTACATATATTTGAGCTAAACTTAATTCATACACAGATGTAGTTCTTGTTAAAGCTGGTGCTGTTGGTTTAGAGCTTGCGGTGCCTTGTTTTAATTCTATGCTAACTTTCATATTAGAAACATCTAATCTAACTACTACTCTATCTATTCTGTCGTAAGTACTATTTTTAGTAACTGTAATAGACTTAGTAACGTCTTGGTACAAGTAATATCCATTAACTATTGCAAATCCTACTGCAATACGTAGGCTTGTACTAGAGTACCTTGTAACCTTCATTCCCATATCTGAGTCAGTAACATTTACACCATTTTCATATATGTTAGAAAAATACCTTGCTAATTCTTCTTGTCCATAATCATTTTGTCCATTAAAAAAGCCATATCCCACTATAACACCTCCTTATACTCCTAAGTATTTTTGACTATATTTTATACTTACACCTTGTGGCTCTAAGCTTTGTGTAGAATATTCTATCAGATTATCTCCAACTGATAAACTAAAAAAAGTAGAATCTAAATCTATGTAATTAAAAGCATTTGTTCTAATTCCATTTCTCTCAATTTCTACTTTCTTATTTCTATATGCAGTTGTAATATATAGTGTATCCTCAGATGTTAATTCTCTATTAACCTGTATAAACTTGCCTGTAGTTTGATTAACTATTTTAGGGTTAATAGCTGGACCTTTAAAAACAACTTCTACCGGAGTATCTACATGACCATCGTTGAATATATTTTTTTTATCTTCACCACGTTGTTTTAAATTAAAAGGTAAGTTAAGTGGGAAATTTAATCCTCCAATCCATGTTGTTAGCTCTTCAAGCTTCTCAGCTTCATAGAAATAGGGATCTGGGCAAATAATATAAACAGTAAAATTTAATTGTTCATAAAGATTAGTTCTATTATCCTTGAAACTTTCAACTTCATAATTTATATATCTTTCAATACCACAGTAGTTAACTTTAACAGTTCCACTATTTAAAGGATTAAAGAATTTAATTAATCTTTGTCTTTGCTCTTCACAAGAATTCCAATCCATACAATCAGCAGTAAAATATATTTCTCTAGGTAGAATTTTTTTATTCTTTACATACCCACCTATTCCACTATAATGTTCAGTTACGTTAACATCATAATCACTAGCTTCTAATCCATGTACTTCTAGAAGCTTGTATTCATTGTTTCCAAGCTCTAAAACTTCACCATTAGACTCTAATGTTAATGTTAAAAATTTAGTATTTATCATACGAATGCAAGCTCCCTTCCTACTTTTCTTATTTCTCTAGCAATCTCACTAGGAGATTTAACAGGTTGATTTATATTGATATTTTGAGTAACTCCATTATCGTTGTTATTAGTTACACTACTGATATTTCTAGTATTTATATTGGATACACTTGTTGGAATAGCTCTTGAATGTTCAAAGTTTACTGTAGCTTTCATTCTATTAACCATCTCACGACTATTAATATCTATTTGCCTGTCAACCTCTGGCATCCCCTTTTCAATACCATCTGCAACACCTTCAGGTATAGATTTCCCTACTTGATCACGAAAAACTTTTGAAGGTGAGTTTATTTTTAAAGCTTTTTTAGCTCCATCTACTATACCTCCAAAGAATCCACTAACTTTATCAGCTATCCATGAACCCATTGAAGTTATCCCATTCCATACCCCTTCAACTATAGAAGAACCTATACTAGCCATTTGTGAAGGTAAATTTTTAACTGCATCTATTATGTTGTTAACCATATTTTTACCGGCTTCTAATGCTTTATTTCCTAAATTTGTTGCAAATTCAGATACTTTAGCTATTGTATTACTTAACCAAGTAGATATTTGTCCAGGTAATTGTTTGAACCAATTTATTATATTGTTTATAAAATTACTTCCAACTTCAGAAGCTTTAGAATAAATATTGCTTCCCCAGCTGACCACTTTGTTATAAGTATTAATTAAATAAGTCCATATCTTTCCTGGCAACTGACTAAAGAATTGAATTATACTATTTAAGAAATTAGTTCCTATTTCTATAGCTTTGTTCCAGGTATCTGTTCCCCATTGAGATATTTTATTATAACTTTCAACTAACCAAGTCCAGATCTTACCTGGTAACTCACTGAACCAGTTTGAAATTTTTTCAATCCATAAAGGTATATTTTCAGCAAAATAATTAAATATATTTACCCAGCCTTTAATAACTGTACCTAATAAAGCACCCAAAATATACCCTATTTTATAAGGCAGTTCTTCAAACCAAGTTATAACATTTTGTATTATAGTTGGTACAGTTTCAGTAAAGAAGTTTTTTATATTATATCCCCATTGCTTTATAATATCTAAAATACCATTCCACAATTCAACAAAGAAATTTGAAATATTATTCCCCCACTCTTTACAAGTATCTGTTATTTTACTCCAAATTTCTTTAAAACAATCTGGTATACCCTTAAAAAATGTGACTACACTGTCCCAAGCTTTTGGAATATCTTCTGTAAAAAATTTTAATAACCTGTTCCATGCATCAATTCCTGCTTCTTTTATAGCATTCCAAGCCTTAATAATTGCATTTCTAAACCCTTCATTTGTATTCCAAAGATATACAATTCCTACAACTAAAGCTGTTATTCCAGCAATTAAAATACCTATAGGATTCGCTGTTATCACAGCATTTAAAACACTTTGGGCCTTTGACCATAATGTTGTTGCAACAGTAGCTAAACTTATTTTACCTGTAAATAATGCAACTAGTGTTTCCCACGCTGTAAAAACTCCATTCATAACACCTTGCTTTATTGTTACTCCTTCAGCAGACATTCCGTATAAAGCTAAAGCTAGCTGAGCTTCTTGCCATGATTTAATTACTTTTGTTATCATAGCCCCAACCTTAAATCCTGCTATTGCAGCTGAAATAGCTAATATTCCTCCAACTATTGTACTTGAATTTTCAAGAAACCAAGCAAAGCCTTCTGTTATTTTAGGAATCCACTGTATAGCAAAATTAACTGTAGTTTTTATTGCTTCAACTATACCCTCAAATATAATTTTTATATCTTCTTGCATTGATTCTGGGAACAAGGAGGCCATTATTTCTGGAATTTCATCTAAAACTTTCGGTAATAGTGTTCTAAGTAATTCTCCAATACCTTCTATTGCTATTTTTACACGTGGTAATAAATTTTCAGCTAGAGATCCTAAACTGTTAACTAAATTTTGTACTAATACATCAAAATTAGAATTATCATCAGCCATACCTGTTAATAAATTAGTCCATGCTGACTTAGTCATATTCAAACTACCTTCAATAGTAGATGCAGCTTCTTTTGCAGTAGTTCCAGTTATGCCCATTTCAGTTTGAATTACATGTATAGCTTCTATTATGTCATTAAAATTGCTAATGTCATATTTAACACCACTAATTTTTTGAGCATCAGCTAAAAGCCTTTCCATTTCTGTTTTTGTACCACCATACATAATGTTCAATATAGGTCGTTACTCTATATTCGTTCTCTTATGAACTGCTATATATTTCTATATAGTTCAGACTATATCTTGTTATATCTCTATAACCCTCGCACTTCCATTCACTTGAATGTACTCTACTCCATTAAAAAAAGAACCTATTATGGTTCTCTTTTCTGTTTCGATAGTCGTTACAGTTTATTAAAATGTTGCTCGTTTGCCATCTAAATATTCAAATTTGTAACCTCTTGTTTTTCCTCTTCTACCAATATTACCTTCCTTTAGCAATAAAGAAATATTACTAATAGTTAAATTAAAATATTCAGCTACATCACTTATTCTATCAAAATACATTACATTATCAATATCTAGCCATTCTTCATGCCCACCACCACGTTTCTTTCTTTTTTCGATATAGTGAGTTACTTTGACTTTTTGGCTTCTTACCCCCTTAGTATTAAATCTTGAGTTATTTTCTGAATATGTTGCCCATCTAAGATTTTCAATAGAATTATTAATTCTATCTCCATCTATATGATCAACTGTTAATTTGTTTTCAAGATTAGGTATAAAAGCCTCTGCAACAAGTCTATGAATACATTCTTTTGTTCTTTTGTTGTTCATATACAAGTCAACACATAAATATCCATTACTTTTGTTTATAGTAGGTTTTTTAATTTTACCAGTTAAGTCATTTCTGACTTCTCCTAATTCATTGATAGAATAATTTTCATTTCGTTTTATCTTTTTCCAAACCATATTTACACCTCCGACCACGTATTTGCTAATTTAATTTTATCATATATAATCGGAAATATCACACAACTTTTTAATCTTACCACGGTATTGTCTACAACCTTACTTGTTTAGAGTTTCACCGTTTTCACGAGGTTTATACTGAGCTGTTTAGGTTAACCCAGTTTCAAATTATCTAACATAGTATAATTCGCTTTCGCAAACCCTTGGTAAGCATCCTGTATACGTTCAATTGCAGTCCCCATTTTATTAGCATTATCAGACATATCCTCAACAGCCATATTGCCTATTTGAGCTGCTTTTTCAGTATCTCCTCCAAGACCTTGCAATAGCGAAGCTGCAAAACCAGTTATTGTGTCCATATACTCGTTAGCAGACATTCCTGCAGACTGATATGCATTATTTGCATATTCCATTACTTTATCGCTACTATTTTTAAATAAGGTTTCAACCCCACCAGTTAGTTGTTCATACTCTGCATACTGCTCAACAGATAATTTTGTTAATACTCCTATTGCTCCAGCTGCTGCTGTTGTCATAGCTGCAGATACTTTCGCAAATGTCTTTACTGCAGTACTTGCTATACTTCCTAACTTGCCATTAAAATTTTTTATTCCTTTCTCTAGCCCACTACTGTCTATTTCTGTATCAATTATTATTTTTCCGTCACTTATATAAATCACCTCCTTAACTTCAAAATAAAAAAAAGTACCTACTTATTCGTAAGTACTTATATATACTATAATTTCATGAACTCTTCCTCATATTTTTTAGCTTCTTGAGGAGTTAAGCTTTTATCAATTCTTAATAAAGCTTTTCCATTAATATAATTATACTCTGCAAGCATCGGTGTAGCTTCACCTATAGAGTTAATATATTCTTGTCTACTTTTTACATCTTTTTCACTTTCAAATACTTCAATGCTTCCATTAACAAAATTTACTTTTGACGTATACTGATTTGGTCTTCCTAATAATTCATTTTCATCTGTTTCAGCCGTATATACTATTAAATCAGAAATGTCTAATCCCACCTTCTCTAATTCTAAAGCATATCCCTCAGCATCCATAACTACTTTGTCTTCAGCTTTACTACATCCAACTATCATAGTTATTGATAAAATAAACACTGATAGTAAAGTTAATATCTTTTTCATACTTTCTTCTCCTTAAACTGTAAATATATTGATATTATACCATCAATTTAATTTAATTACAATATTTTAGAAATGTCTCCTCCATTAAGAAGTATCTCATTAATTTTATCTATTTTTTCTTTTTCACTTTGAGAAACGGGAATTTTATGCAATTCTTTCATTTTTCTATAATAAGATTTCTCTTCTTTATCCTTAACTTTAGATAAATCAATACTTCTATATCCCATTATTTTAACTATTTCATTATCTTCTCTTAAAGATTTAAACATAGCTTTAAATTTCCACCAATGCAAATACTCTATATCCTGTAAATCAATTCGATACTGGTCCATAAATGCAGCATAAATATAATCATCATCATGTTCAAAGCTGTAAATTTGGATGTCACTCTTGCCTTTACCTTTTCCTTTAGATAATTCTATATCTTTACCACATCTATAAAACCATAATATTTGCTCTATAGCTGAATTAATATCATCAGGTATATTAGGATAATAAAGTTCTAATGCAAGATAAATTTTATCATTGTCTTTTATTGATTTATCTTGCATTAACAATTCAAATAAAATAGAAGTACGAAAATCACTATTAATTTCGTACTCTTCATTATCAATAGTAACTGTTTCAGGAACTAAATCAATTAGCAGATTCATTATTTCTTAGCTCGCCTTTGAGCTCTATTAGGAGAATATTTAGAAACTATATTTTCCAACTCTTCTTTTTGAGAATTAATTTGATCAGTTAAACTCGCAAATGCTTCTAAACAAATTTTAAGATTAACTCTATCACCAAATACTTTTCTATCAGTACCTTCTCCAAACAATTCATTAAATACATTAAAAATTTCTTCACATAGCTTTCTTATTACAACAGAATCTTTTAAACCTTCAAACTTTTGATTTTTATTTATATTCTCAATAACTTTTTCATACTTTTCAGCAACCTCAACATCATAAATATCTAAATCTTCTAATTCAACACCATTAATTATCATTCAATATTCCTCCTATTCTGACTTAGGTGTAAAACCTTCTTTGAAAGTTTTTGCTGAAGTATCAAAAGTTCCTTCAACTGGATCACTTTGTCCTAAGAAATTTCCGCTAATTCCTAACTCGCCGTCATTATCATCAAATGAATCTACTGCTATAGCAATCTTAAATTTTCTTGCTCTATATCCAGCAGTTTGAGCTTCTTTATCTAAATCAACTATAATATATTCAGTTTCAGTATCAGCACCTGTAAGCTGCATTTCTCCTATATTTCTTATATATTCAATAGCGTTTTCACTAACTATTTGATCCGCATTAAATGAAGTACTCCACTCATAGCCAGTTACACTTTGACTAGCGCTAGATTGATTAACATACCTCTTAGAAGTTGTTTGAGCACTTGGACTTTCATTTAATTCTGTAAATCCTGTCCCTAATAACTCAAAAGTTTCTCCAATCTTCATGTAGTTGGCTTGTACTTTACGTTTTCTAATACTCATTTAAAATCCTCCTTTTTGAAAATAAATTAATTTTAATTGTATTTGGTATCTCGCACTGTTATCATCAGTTTGAAATGCATACCCTGTTGTAGATACCCTTATTTCTAGTGATTCTCTATTCCCTTCTAAACTTGGTAAATTACCTTTTGAGCTTTCTTCCTCTATCCAGCTTGAAAAGTCCTCATAAAAACCACTGTTCTCAATATTTTGAAATACATCTGCGCCATAACTTTCTCTACTAGCAAATATAAAATCATATTGTCTTTTTGTATCACCATTAATGTATTGCTTTATAATTGGCTCACATGGTACCTCTTCAATAGAATAAGTAGTAGAATCATTATCAAGATAATCTATGTTTATTCCTTTATTAAACTCATAAAGATACGGACATTGTGATATATAGTCTCTTAATGATTTTATTATCATTCTGACCTACCTCCCACGAACTGAGCCACACTTTTACAAATATCTTTTCCTTTATCTGCCCAACATCTTTTTACCCAAAGCTTGCCCCTTAAACCACCCTTGCCAGTTCCCTCTTTACCTGATCCAGCATTAGTAAAATACTGTTTTCTAGCATAAGGCATATTATAAGTTATTTTACTATTACTTATAATTTTCTTATCCTTTAAGTCTCCACCTTGAAGTGGTACATAAGGTTCACTTAATCTTGCAATATCATTTGTAAACAATAATTGAGCCTGTCCATTATTGTTAAGTTTCCTTTTTAATAATATTTTTTGAGTTGGATCTATATTAATAGTTACTTTAGTAGTCATTAACTACACACCACCTTCCAGTGTTTCATGTGATCACTTCCACAATCATAAGTTTTTACATTGTTTACTGTAGATACATCATCATAAAACTCATTAAGAGATTTTAAGTTATTACCTTTTTCATTAGTTAACTCAAAATCTATAATTCCTTTTACAATAATATCTCCATCATTTAATGTAAAATAATTATCTTTTTCACTATCTATCAATTTTTCATATGCCTTAGGTTTTATATATTCCTTATCTTCAGAATAAACGCTGAAAGGTATATAAATTATATTTTCATCATTATTATTAATAGATTTACTTGATGTAGTAGTTCCATAACTACTTCTATAATTTACATCCCTAAGATAACTTCTTTTGTATTTATTGCATTTATCCTCTTCATCATAATATTTGTTATAAAGTGTTATATCTGCATTTGTAATCATAGCTATATCCCCCTAAATAAAAGGCCTGTATCAGCTAAGTACATTTTTACCTCTTTATACATTTCCTTCTCCTTTGATATATTAGAAGTAACGTATGTTACTGAATTATCACCAGTCTTTTCAGATACTATTTGTTTACTATCATGCTTATTAATAACACTAACAACAGCACATATAGCTAATTTAACTTCTTCCATAACTCTCTTTGAATAATCAATTCTATTGAAAGTCATGCTATCTATATACTTTCTAGCTCTAATTTCTAGAGCATAAAACTTCATAGGAGGCATTTCATCACCTCCATAGTTAACTGAATAATACTCATAATCTACTACTGCAGCCATAAATACCTCCTACTAATTAAGCCTTTCCTTTAGACTTCTTTTCTTGATCTTTACTTTCTAATTCCTTTTTTAATTTAATATTTTCAGCTTTCAGCTTATCTATTTCCTCTTTAAGTTGAGTATTTTCAGCTTGATATGCTGCTATTGTATTAACTTTTCCAGCTTTTATAACTTTTCCTTTTTCATCAATTTGAGTATAGCCCATGTCTATGAACTCTTGTAACTTTTCATCAGCTACTATAAGCTCCTTATTTTTCTTAATTACTATAGCCATACTGGACCCCCTAAGCTTCTACAACAAATTGAATTGCATCAGCCTTTTTATTTAATATAAATACATCTTCAAAAGACTCCTCATAGTAGTAGTATTTACCTTCTGTAGTTGCAGATGGTTCATCTAATTGTGCAAATTGATAAGATACAGGTGTAATTACTGCTATTGGATGTACTAATAACATATGTATTTGTTTAGCACTTCCACCAGCTTTCCAACCAGTAGTAAAGTCATATGCAGTTTTCATTAATGTTGATGGAACTGCAATTATTTCAACTTCATCAATTCTAGATACTTTTCTATTTATTGTAGATCCAGCTGTTTCAACATTAATTATTCTTGTTATTTGCCTAGCATTTTTTATTAATGTGTTTATAGCTGGAGTAACATAAAGTATTCTTCCTGTTACTGGCACTCTAGCTTCATCCATTTTTTCCATTAAAGCATCAAATTCAGCTAATACATTATCTTCTGTTAATACAGTAGTAGATGCTGTTTTACTTTGTCCTGTCCAATCTGCATATATCTTTGATACTGTATATGCATCCATTTCAGGGAACTTTTGCTCTTCATTATAAACTTGAGTAATATTAGCTATTGAAGTTACATAGTTAGTTTGGTCAATATCCGCTGGATGAATTAATGTACTCCATTTTCTTTGATTTTCTAATACTTTAGTTTCCCAAGCATTATTGTAGTTTCTTGCTGCATTTCCAATAGTATCCCTATCGGCATCAACCCTTCCTGTAGTTGATATAGTTGGAATTTCTATTGTCTTTGCTCCAGTCCATTTATATCTACCATTGTTAGGAGTTTTGTATAATGCTCCAAAATAAAGTGCATAAGGGAATGCTTGTGCTAATGCTTGTGAATATTCTTTTGCATAATTTAATGCTGTCATAATTTAATACCTTCTTTCTTTTTATTATTCTTTATTTACAGGCCTTACACCCATAAAATTAAATTTAAACGGATTTGTATCTCCTGGCGGATTGCTTCCTCCAGTAGGTTTAACTATTTCAGGAATTGGATCTTGTGGTTCATCTGATACAAATAAAGATTTATGATTTTCTTTATATTCCTTCATAAAGTCCTCACCGCCTAAGAATTTTCCTTCTTCTAGCTTAAATTCCTTAGCTTTAAACTTATTGATTACTGTTTCTTTAACATCATCATCAATAAATTTATAGTTGCTCATGAAGTCCTTAATAGCATAGTCATAATCTTTAGCTGCAATCTTGTCATTAAGAGCTTTAGTATCTGTTTCATATTTTGTTTTCCATTCTTCAGCACTAGCCTTAATACCATCAATGTCCATTTCCTTAAATGATTGAATTTGAGTGTTTGCCTCACTTAATTGAGTTTTTAAGCCCTCATTTTCTGCTTTGTACTTTTCTAGGTCCTGAGTAGCTTTTTCTGTAGCCTTCTTTTGCTTTTCAATATCAGCTCCATTTTCAGCCATTATCTTATCAATAACTTCTTTCTCTAAACCTAACTCTTCTAAAAATTTTCTTTGCATATTTTCTCTCCTCCAATTACGCTTTTTACGAGGTCGCTTCTCATATTGCCTTTTACAGTTTAACGACTTGTAAGGTAGGTCAGTTTTTAAGCATAATAAAAGACCTTAATTACATTGTGATTTAGGTTTTCCACACCATTTACACCTGTAACCAAAGCCTTTTTGATACTCTATTTCATGTTTATGATTTTTAGTATTAAATATTTGTTTAAATTTTTCTATAAATCTCATTTGCTTCTCCTTACTTTTTGAGATATACTTTGTCCATATTTATATACTTGTATTAAATCATTTCTTACAGTTAAATCTCCTGCATTAGAAAATGCTTTATATTCATTCTTAAGCCTATTTAATGCAATACTGCTATTATTAAAATCATCTTTTAATCCTGCTGCATTATATCCTATAAGTTCTCTTTTCTTTTGCCTTATATTAGTTTCTAACTTCCTTTGGCGTTGAAGTGCTTCATAGTAAGTATAAGTTTTACCATCATATTCAAATGGTTCTGGATCTATATTGTTAAGATGTTGTTTACTATAAGCTCTTTTGCTTATTCCAGGAAAAAATGGATAAAAACTATGTCTGCAGTTATATCCTCCAAGTCCATCTCCATAACCATATCTAGTTTTCTCTACAAAATCAGGATATTTGTCACTCTTACCTTTATAACAGAAAACTTGTCCTTGCCATTCTTGATGATCTGGTCTTGCTCCTGCATGAGCTGTAGTTTCTACAAACTCACACTCTAATTCTTTCATGGTTAACTCAGTCATTTTATGACACATCTGATTACTTCCAGTTACTACTGCTCTTCTTACAGCAACATCAACTCGATTGCTCCAACCATTCTCATAATCAACAGTCCTTAACCCACTATCAGCTAATTTCTTAACAGCTTGTTTAATAGCTTCATTTGAATTTAAAACACCACTATTAACTTGCATAAGTGCTAAATCTACACTATCTTGATAAAACTTTGCTATATCTTTATAAACTATCTTTCCATTTATAATCTGAGCAAATCCTAAAGATTGACTTATATTCTTAAGTTCTCCTTTTGTTTGCTTTATTGCTGCTTCTAATAATTTTTCAAGATTACTGTTACCTTTTATCTTAATCTGTTTCTTAACTGCCTCTTCATAGATTTTATTCTCAGCCTGTATTGAAGTTAAAGCACTTTGTTTTAATGTTTCTTCAACTTCTTTATTAGATAACTCTAAAGTTTTTAATATTTCCTTTTCTATATTATCCATAGATAAATCTTTAGCTCTTTCTAGTTGCCATTTAGCAGTTTCAGTAAGCTGCCCAGTTTTAGCTATTCTTCTAGCAATATCATCAATGATAAATTCTTCTAAATCTCTATAAAGCTGAACTATATTTTCAGGAATATTTTGAAGTTGTTTTGGAGTTAAAGCCATAAGTTAACACCTCTATTCCTCATCAAAAGGTGATTTAGTTAATGTATTCTCTACTTTAGGCATCATCTTAATAGCCTCTTCTTCTGTTACACCATACTTCTTCATGATATAAAGTTCTGGTCTAATAATACCTGATGCAACATCAGCTTGCATACTTGATAATTCAGTATCTTTATCAACTACAATGCTATCATCCCAGTTATATGAAACTTCATATTTATCCATAGAGAATTTTGCTAGCTTTGCCCAAACGCTCATGGCATAAATCAAATTATCTAATGCATTTTCTAATGCTCCTTGAATATCATTTACTGTAGAGTACATTCTTTGTTTAGAACTAACTATTTCAGTAGCAGTTTTATCTACTTCCTGTGGATCACTAATTGTTCCATAAGATAAACCACAATTAAACTCTATTCTTTTAAGAATATTATTAAGTCCATTTAAGTAAGCTGAATCCCTTATAGCAGGTGAAAATACATTCCATTTACTATTATTATCATCAAGATCTATTCTTCTATACAATCTTTCTTTTCCTTGCGGAATATTTAAATTGCCATGTTCATCTTTTCTAAATGAAGTTACATCAACATCTATAGCTAATTCACTACCTTCATATTCCCATAGTATTCTGCCCCATTGCTCATCAGCTTGTTTTATTAAATCAATACTCCTAGAATAAATAGAAGTTCCTAAAGGAGAACTAAAATCAATTGTATTTGCAAATGGTATCTTAAAATAAGCAAATAACGGTTTGTTAACATTTGTTATAGTTGTTGATGGTTCTAAACTTGCCCATTCATCAACTTCAGTTAGTGCTATTGGCTTCCCTAAATCTCCATTGCTATTATTTCCTATTAAAGCTGTTTCATTTACATATGCAGTGTTATTAATTATATATTCATTATTATTTAACTCATGATATTCAAGCCTAGTGTAAGTTTTCTTACCTTCTATCTTTTGTTCTAAGAATACAGCTGCAGTAACTTCACCTTTAGAGTTATATTGAGTTGGATAAAATCTATCAGCCTGTACATAATCAACTGCTATCTCTTCCCCATTTATATATGGTTTAAACACTAAACCACCTTTAGCACAACCATATTCTACATATCGCCTTAAATCTTTTAATACTCTTTGGTATTGATCATTTAAATAGTCATTCTTAGTTATTTCTGACTTAAATTCTATAGTAACCATTCTAGCTACTTCACTTGCAATTGTGGCTCCTAAGTTTAATGATTTAACATTATTATTTAACCAAGGTGCTTTATTTTCATATATCATACTCCATAAATCTATAGCATTAGCCATTTCATTACTTACAGCTACATCTACTTTTAAAGCTTCTTGTATAGTTCCTTTATTAAACATCTTATTCACCACCTTTTGTATAAAACCTTTAAATTTCTCAAACATTATTTATTGCCCTCTCTTCTTCCAAATGTTATTTAAGGCATAGCGTACTGAATCAATACAATGGTTGTTTTTATCAGGATATCCACTAATAACATCACCATTTTTATCTCTCTCATACTCATAATCCATAAATTCTTCAGCACAGTTAGGAGCTCTTTTATTGTCAATAATAATTTCAGTTAATGATTGTAACCATTTCATAGAATAATTAACACTATCAGGGCCTTTCTCTGCCCCTCTAGCAAATAATCCATAAGATTTATAATCTCCTACTGATTTTGGTTCCTATTTTATTCACATAAGTTCGTTAAGCTTATGCCGTTCTCTTACGAACTGCTTATACTTTCATATAAGTCTAGACTATATCTTCAATAAAAAAAGACCGTTAAGGTCTTTTATTGCTTGGCGTTTCCATTCACTTGAATGTACTCTACTTCCTTCTACTATCTTTTTTTAGATAGTATGGTTTCGATAGTCGTTGAACAATGTCATTTATATTTAAAGGTTTATAACTAAATATATGTTTTTTATGGCTTCTTTCTTCGTCTCTAGCACAAGCACATACATGCCCTTGATTAAACCCATCTTCTACACACTCTCTTGAATGGCTATAAATTTTAATCAAATTGCCGTCTAAATCATAAACATATACTTCTTTACTTAAAGAATGTAAATTATTTTCTTTTGGTGTAACCCACTCTAGATTACTAACATCATTATTTTCTCTGTTTTCATCTATATGATTCACATACGGTTTGTTTTCCACATTTGGTATAAATGCTCCAGCTACCAATCTATGGACCCTTACATAACTAACTTTATTAGTATTCAAAACTAATGCCACATTTAAATAACCACCAGTTTTTTTATATTGTTTTAGTTCTTTAGGCTCTTTTTTTAGCCCTCCATGCAAATCACAGTAACTTAATACTTTACCATTTTTAAGAATATAATATCCATCTTTAACATCTTCGAATCCTTTAATTTTATTTATTTGTTTCATACTAACCACCTCAATATAATTATACCATATTGCGATACAGTTATTGCATAAAACAAAAAAAATTATAACATTGCTGCTGATTGCCCATTGTATTATCTTTAAGATTGTTACCATTTAGGTACTTAAAGCTTTAGGGGTTTCCAGCAATTAACCAAGTTAAGTGCCTAACCATTAAGCACTATCACAAATAATTAGATCGTTAGGTGTTACTCCATGATTTTCTACTAATTCAGTATAAGTTTCTTTATTAGATTTTTTATTGCAGCAATACTCATCAAATATATAAAGCTTTCTTCTAGCTGCATCAAAGTAGCTCTTTGTATAAGCATATTTATCAGGATAATATCCCCAGTCAACTCCATGATAAATTCTATCAAATACTTTAATTTCATCATCACTAATTTCTCTAATAACAACATTATCAAATACATTACCACCATTACCATTAGCAATACCTAAGTATTCATGCTCATAAGCAGTGTAGTTTACTTCTTTTAAATGTTCTGCCTCTTCTATAAATGTTTTACCTAACCATTTCTTAGGAACATCTAAGTAAGTTGTATGAAGCTGATACTGATTGTCTTTTGGTATTTTAATATATTTGTTTGCCCAGTTATTAGCTGTCTTAGGTGGGTTAAATGATTTAAATATATAAGCATCATCACCGCCACGGATTGCTGACTGTTCGATACTTCTTACTGCTTCAGGTCCTGCAAATTGATCCAGTTCCTCTAGCCAGAGTATACCAATGTAACCGAATGGTGGTTTTATAGATTTTATCTTTGTAGGATCATCTGCACCTCTAAAGAAAATCTTTTGTCCAGTTGGTTTATAGGTTATTTCAATTGGAGATACTGTACAGTAGAACTCATCATCTAAATCTAAAGCACTTATTGCCCACTTAATTTGATTATAAACAGAATCCTTAAGTGTATTTGATACTTGCCTACAAGCTAAAGCATGCATAGTTGGATTTTTCTTTATAAGGTTAATTATCTCTAAACCAACAAAACTCGATTTAGTAGAACCTCTTCCACCATAAAATATATATTCCCTATGTTCTTTATCTTCAATATCATATAAAGCTGCTAAGTAAGGTGGAGCTATTACTCTTGCTGGTAATTCAAATGGTTTTCCATCAATAATAGCTTCTGGTGGATTAAGTTTTAATGTTTCAGCTTTTAACTTATCAATTTTAGCTTGTTGTTCAGGTGTTCCTTCTCCATAGTGAGTATCTAACCATTGCATGGCCTTCATTTTGTCTTGTAATTTAATGCTTACTCCATCTTTTCCTTGCTTAATTTCACTAATTATACTCCCGTCAACTTCTGTGCTTTCCTTAAAGTCTACATAGTTAACTTCTATTGTTTCTGGTCCATCATCTGAAAATACTTTTATTTCTTTTCTACCAAAGCTTAAATAGTCAGTTACATCGCTAAATGCTATTTTCATATAAGTTTCAAATAATCTTTTATTTAGTAACTTAGCCTCTACTTCTTCCTCTTCTAAGCACTCTTTAGTTAGCCTTTGTATTTCTTTTTTGATGTTAGGTTTTGTTAGACTTTTACATCCTTCAACCTTAGCTGTATCATAACTACAACCATAAGCTTTTTTATATGCTTTAGTTGCATTAAAGTTCTCAATGTAATAAATACAAAAGAGTCGTTGCTTTTCAGTTAATTCAGTATTCTCTAGTACCTCTTTAACTTCATCTGCAATAGGCTCTTTCTTACTACATTTTTTATTAACTTTTTTATTGGAACGTTCCCTATTCTTTTGGAGCGTTCCGTTTAATTCACTATCCCATTTATCCTTAGCTTTCCATCCTCTAATCGTTCCTGGTGATAGTGATAATATCTTAGCTATTTCAACTAAATCTATATTACCATTATGTTTTTTATAAATCTCAAACGCTTCGTCCCTTGCTGGACTTCTTACTCTAGCCATTACATATACACCACCTGCCTAATAAATATAAAATAAAAAGAACCCATAAATATGAGTTCTTAGAATTATACTAGTTATTATTCACCAATAAAAATATGGCTTAAATACTTTATATAAAAATATAAAAAATACAATTAATAATATAATCTCAAATATTCCTAATGTACCATCAAGCCCACTACTACCTGTTCCCTTAGTGTAGTATTTACCTGATTTGGTTCTTCCTCTGTAATAATAGCCAGATTTATTTTTGTATTTATGCCAACCCATATATTCACCCCTATGTTATTTTATTAAACATAGTATTTTTTTATTACTTTATGTTAATCTATAACTATATTATTTCAATTAGTTTCTTTATCTCTTTATAAATTTCTTTATAATTCATTTCTTTATTAATAAGCTTAGGTAATTTCATTGACATTACTCTTTCCAAAGCCATTATATCCATTAAAATACCTTGATCTAAATCTTCTCTTTTAGTCCCTTTAGGTATTCCTAACTTTTCATTTACTAACTTTGTAAAATGCATATAGTACATATTAGGTTTATTACTTCCTTGCTTAATCGCATAATGAACAAACTCCTGAACTTCATCAGTAAACTCTCTTCTAGTTCTTTTACTGTCCGTTCTTATTCCTATCCACTGCTCATCTTTTTCATTTGCTATATAATAACCATTTACTCTTATTTGTTTTAATACAGTACTTACCCACTTAGTAAATAGTTTAGCTTCTGGCTTATTACTTCTAAATGAAATATTATAAACTGCCTCCTCTGAAATAAATAGCTCTCCTCTATTATTCAAAGGTGATTCAAAGTTTCGGTTGTATACTTTATATACATCTGATTCTTTAAATTTCCTTTTATACTCTTTATCAATATTCGGCAATAACTGTCTTATATTAATTACTCCTAATTCATCAGCAACATCATTTGCACTAAACCAAACTTCATTTCCATTATTTGACCATATCATTCTAACATTCTTTTCTAATAGAACTTTTAACATACTACAACAACTCCTTTTATATTTTTATGTATAAAAAAAGCACCTACCATTATTGGTAGATACTGATATTACCTTATTTGCTTCATAGCACCTTTTTCTCTTTTGTAAACTGCATGTCCCATGCATTCTCGAGCATCATCTGTACTTCCTACCACTTTTACCTTTTTACTTGAGCAATGAGAACATACTAAGAACCCTTTAAAATCTACTTCTCTTAATAAGACAATAGTTGTTTTATTACATTTTTTGTTATTGCATTTTAATATTAAATATTCTTTCTCCATATATTCTCACCTCACTTACATATAAAAAAGCACCTACGTGAAAGGTAGATGCTTTTTATTAATACATATTTATAAAAGGGGGTTAACTGATTTCGTTCATATACTTATAATAGCACATTTTTTCAATGTATTTATTCCTCTTTTATTCCTGTTTTATTCCATCTTTTTGAATTGCGTAATAGATTATATCTCTATTCCTTGCTTTTC